TACTTAAAATTAATACTCACGAGATATATAATATCGGTACTGGAGAAAAAGTACCACTTATGGATTTTGTACATCTAATCGAAAAGAACGTTGGAAAGAAAGCAAATATTAAATTTGAAGATATGCATCCTGCAGATGTCCGACACACTCTATCTGATTTAACCAAGATAAGCAAACTTGGATATAAACCTCAAAACAATATTAAACAAGGAATTAAATCATTCGTTGGATGGTTTCAAAATTATTATCAATAGAAAAAATAATGATGTACATTTGTACAAAACCATGTTATAATAGTATTACTATAAAATTAAAAATGGAGTTATTATGCCGTCAATAATGGATAAACTCAAAAAGAATAGTAAAGTTTCTCATACTAATATTCTTTCTGAGTCTAAGTTTTTTAACGAAAAAGATATGATCGTGACCGATGTGCCTATGATTAATGTGGCATTATCTGGCGATCCAGATGGTGGACTTACACCTGGACTAACAGTTCTTGCAGGCCCCTCAAAACATTTCAAAACATCTTTTGCTTTACTTATGGCTTCTGCCTATATGAAAAAGTATGAAGATTCTGTTATGTTATTTTATGATTCAGAGTTTGGTTCCCCTCAATCTTATTTTAAGAATTTCGATATCGACACAAATCGTGTATTACATACACCAGTCACTAATGTAGAAGAGTTAAAGTTTGATCTTGTTTCTCAGTTAGAGAATCTAGAACGTGGTGACAGAGTTATTGTTGTAATCGATTCTGTTGGTAACCTTGCATCTAAGAAAGAGTTAGAAGATGCATTGAATGAAAAAGCAGTTGCAGATATGTCACGTGCAAAAGCACTTAAAGGTTTATTCCGTATGGTAACACCTTATCTTGCAATGAAAGATATTCCATTACTTGCAATCAATCATACTTATAAAGAAATTGGTTTGTTCCCTAAAGATGTTGTTTCTGGTGGTACAGGTATTTACTATTCAGCTGATAACATTTGGATCATTGGTCGTAGACAAAATAAGAAAGGTACAGATGTAGTTGGTTATGAGTTTATTATTAAAGTAGAAAAATCTCGATTCACTAAAGAACAATCTAAGATTCCTATCTCAGTATCATGGGAAGGTGGCGTAGAGAAATACTCTGGTCTATTAGATCTTGGTCTATCTGGTGGATATGTTGTCAAACCTTCTAATGGTTGGTATTCTAAAGTCGATAAAGAAACTGGCGAAGTTTCAGAATCTAAAGTACGTGAAGCAGCAACTCTAACCGAAGAGTTCTGGAAGCCTATTCTTGAAGAAACAGATTTCAAAGAGTATTTGAGAAATGTATATAAGATTGGTGGTAATGAAGTATTTGATGATTTAGATAATGAAGAAGCTTAAAGAAAAAGAAGATTATAATTTCGTACATCACCCCGAACATCCAGATGCATGGGCTATTCGACTAGAGAATGGTCCTTTCCCTGAAACAACAATTGTATTTGGTGCTATTCGTTATGATGATACAAATGAAGAATTAAAATTTGATTTTAGTATAGTTGAATCTCCTGATGAGCATTTAACTGAAGCAAACGAAGATCTTCAACAATATGCTGGTGATTTATTATTTAGTGTAATTGAAGATGGATTAGAAGAGGGATTTGTAAAAATAAATGAATCTGAAAATTGAACAAACAATATTGCGTAATCTTTTAACTGATGAAGATTACATGCGGAAAGTACTTCCGTTCATTAAACCAGAATATTTTGAAGGTGCATATAGATCACTATTCAATGAAGCTGGTAAATTCGTAGCAAAATATAATAAGCTTCCTACCAAAGAAGCTTTCATGGTAGAATTAAACGAACATTCGAATCTCAGTGGTGATTCTTTTACTGCAGCAGTAGAAATTGCACAGAATCTATTCACTGGTGATGAGGTAGACGAGAAATGGTTATTAGATAATACGGAAAAGTGGTGCCAGGATCGAGCTATCTACAACGCAGTCATGGAATCAATTACGATTATAGACGGCAAACATGACACGTTAACCAAAGGTGCACTCCCAGATCTTTTAACTCAAGCTCTGGGAGTCGCTTTTGACACTAACGTTGGTCACGATTATTTAGAGAATGCAGAACAACGTTTTGATTTCTATCATAAGATTGAAGATAGAATGGCATTCGACCTTGATTATTTTAATAAGATAACTAAAGGTGGTGTACCAAATAAAACATTAAACATTGCACTTGCTGGTACTGGTGTTGGTAAATCATTATTCATGTGTCACCTTGCAGCTAATGCTTTAGTTGATGGTAAGAATGTTTTGTATATTTCTATGGAAATGGCAGAAGAACGTATTGCAGAACGTATCGATGCTAACTTATTAAATGTACCAATCGATCAATTAGATAAAATGTCAGCAGATATGTTCTCTGCTAAGATTGCAGATCTATCACGTAAAACAAATGGTAGATTGGTAGTTAAAGAATATCCTACTGGTTCAGCTCATGCTGGACACTTTAGAGGATTATTACAAGAACTCAAACTAAAGAAACAGTTTGAACCTGATGTAATCTTTATTGATTATTTGAATATCTGTGCTTCATCAAGAATGAAAGGTATGGGTGGTTCAATTAATTCATATAATTATGTCAAAGCAATAGCCGAAGAACTTCGTGGTCTTGCAGTAGAATTTGATGTGCCCCTTTTCTCCGCTACTCAGACCACTCGTTCTGGTTATTCAAATAGTGATGTTGGTCTTGAAGATACATCAGAATCATTTGGTTTACCTGCAACAGCAGACTTGATGTTTGCATTAATCTCTACTGAAGAGCTTGATAAAGAAAATCAGATCATGGTAAAACAATTAAAGAATCGTTATAATGATCCTACGTAGCGTAGGCGAGTTGTTGTTGGTATAGATAGATCTAAGATGAGATTATTTGATGTAGAAGAAAGTGAACAAACATTAGTAGATGATACACCAGTTTTTGATAACTCAGCTACTGGTAAAACAATGAATACAACAGATTGGAAATTATAAAAACAATATACAACTATCTTAGATACAGTGGAATATGGATTACTATCATAGTTAATCCATTCCATTGGACTTTTAGATTTGATTGCTTTAATGAAGATGTTTTATCTGGCCAGCAAATGCTAGATATTCAGTTTTTCTTTATACATATCAGAGCACTTCTCGACAAAGGAAAATGGTAAAATCATCCCTTTAGGGATATGTACAAATTATATAAAATGCTGTATAATATACCCATATATTAAAAAATATGGAGAAAGTAATGCATCAAGATCGTAAAGTAACTACCCCATTAATCTGGATGTCTATTGACATGACAGATTCTATTGCTAATACTATTGTCAATAAACTAAGAATGTCTCAGCACAATGATCTAGCTGATGATATTTGTGCAAGAGTAAAAAGCCTTAAGAAAGTTATCCCAGGTGATTGGCTTCCAGTTGGTATTCAAGGTCAAAATATTAATCTAATTATTGATGTACTTCGTAACTGGGGTCACCGTGATATTCGTGGTGATGTACTATGTCATGTTTTAGATCAAATCTCTCCATTAAACAAAGATCGTACAGGTCGCGATAGAGTTCCTACAGGAGTATAATATGGCAAAAAATTCAGATGTTATGAAAGGCGGAATGTGGTGTTCTACACCAGACAAAGATGGCAAAGTAGAATGTATCCCATTCAAAGATTACATGAAAATGTCTCAAAAAGAAAAAGATCATTTCAATAGGGAAAGAGCAAAAGATTAGCAAAATCATCCCTTTTTCATCCCTTTAGGGATGTGTACAAATCTAGAATACCATGGTATAATATACACATAATCAAACAAAATATAGGAGAAAGATTATGACACAATTTACTAGATCACCATTCACTATCAAAGAAATTGCTGAAGGTTCAGCTCACATTTGGTGGGACATCGAAGGTTTTTGGACTGACGATACTATCACTTTACATGTTGAAAGACACAATGGCAAATGGACTTTTGATTTAGGTTCAAGTTCAGGTGGTCATACAGAAGGTTTTGATCCAATCGTTAGAGCTCGTAACTTTGCGGCTGCAATGAATGATGCTGCTGATACTATCGAATTTCTTAAATCAGTTGAAGATCAATTAGAAATTGGTTTCCAAGAGCATCAAGCAAAAGTTTCTAAAGAATTTATGGCACAGTTTGCAGGAGTTTAATATGTTAAAATTTGAAAATACTGCAAACATTGGTGATACTATAAAAGCATTTAACTTTAAACCAGTCGATCATCCTAACTATCCAGATAGTTTTCTGATTGGTGAAGTCCTTGATAAAGGAAAAGTTAATGGTGGCTATTCAGCCTACACCGTGAAAGTGACAGGTGGAACAAATAATTCCCGTATTGGTAATGTTATTAATGTTCCATTTGAAGTGGCTCCTCATGATTTTGATGAGCGTGTTAGTTTATATAATGTATAAGGAGAAAGATATGACAAAATATTTTAATTTCGTAAAATGGATTTTTAACTTAAAAAATTCAGATCCGTTTAATGTAGCATTATTTGCAATAATGAGTGTTTCAGCAATCGTAATGATTCTTACTGAAATTCAATATGGTTTATTTGTGCAAATTGGTGGATTCCTATTATTGCTTCTAGCGCAATTATTTAGTTCACTATACAATCAATATCAACGTGAGGTTAAGGAGTCAAAATGATGAAAACCGCAATTGGATCAGCTTTAATGCTAACATCCTTTATTGGTTTAAATGTTGGTGGCGGTGATATATTTATGCTATCAGCATTTGTTATTTTCTTTAGTGGTTTAGCTTTATTAGTACAAGGAGCGATATATGAGTAAAATGGGTAGTGCTGTCTTTGAAGGGCAGGAATTTGCAAGTGAAAATTGTACACGTAATGTGTCAGACTTTCAACAATTAGCAGAACAAACATTTGGTTTAAATACTGTTCAATATGATTCTGCTATGAATGAATTTAATGTGATTCAAAATGATTTATATTATTTTGATCAGTATATGGCTATGCGAGATAGAGATGAACGAAGATTATAAAAAAAGGGGCAATTAAGCCCCTTTCTTGTATTCACGACTAAGATTAATTCTTAGTAAAAATCTTATACAGTACGCCAGCTGCGACTAAACCAACAAGGCCTTGTGCACCAAGCTGAGCTACGATACCTGTAATTGTACCGATAACGTCACCACCTACGAATGGAACAGTTCCACCGAAGATTATTTGTAGTACGATAGCAAGTGCAATTAAACTTACACCTACTTCCGTAGCTGCTTTAATCCAACCTGTGACTTCTTTTAACATATTGTCTCCTATATTAAACATTAATTGTGGCTCCGACTTTGCGATGCCCATTCCATGCTACGAAACCTCCAAGGCGTAAAGCCCAATATGCTAGATAGTTAAGTAGATGAAATCCGTTTTGTTCGATATTAATATCTCTAAACGTTTGATCCATCCATTTTTGATCTTTAATTCCAATTGTTGTTTTCTTACCTTTTTTCAATAGTGTTTGATATTTGTATCCATAGTCATGAATAAGTCCACCCATTAATAATACACCAGTTGGTGATAACCAAGTATGCAAGAATTTAGGAATACTTGCACCATCAAATTGGAATCCTTTTGGAATAACCATGTCTTCACCGTTTAGAGTATAATGAAAATCTTTTGCAACTTCCCATTGACGAGTACCCATTAACCATAACCACACTGCACCCCAAAAACCTTTACCTGCTGTTGGAATTGCAATTGGTTTCATATGTGGCATTTCTTTATAAGAAAAACCTACAATATCTTCGTCCTGATCTACGCCAAATAAATTAGCAATAAATCCAATTAAAATCAATACGCCCACTAGCGTAAATTGCCACCACGTGACAAGTTGTTCAATAATGAAATCCACGATTGTCTCCTAAAAAAATTTTTAGATTATGATTTGCCTAGATAAAATGATCCAGCTGCTAAGATAGAGATCTTTAACCATTCAAAATGAACGATTGCGTTCTCAAGTCTAACAAACTCAGTAACAGTTTGTTTAGTATCGATAAGGCCTAAGAAGTTAAATCCTTTTTCTACTTCTACAGGCATTACAATATCAAGTCCAGTTAATGCACCAGTCATTGCCCATGCACCCATTGCTAACATAGAAAGAACAAATATTCTTCTAGTCATTTTTGCAAATGGATCATTGCCAACTCTTTTGGCTGCTGCATTTGCTGATGCTGTAGCAGATTCTCTGTCTGCGTTCTTTAATTCGGCTTCTTGTTTATTTCTTTCAAGAAGTAGTTTTTGTTGTTCTGCTCTATTCTTTTGAGCTTGGTCCATAAACTTGAAAAGACCACCCATTGCGGCTCCACCGGCCATTGTAATTAGTTCAATTGGAATCATCTATTTGCCTCAATATTTGTTTAATTCTAATTTTATTTATAATATAAAACATCCCAGAGAGTAAAAATATGATAAAAAGCGGCCATGGTAACCTAACATTTTTTTCTTCTAGTTTAGAATTTTCCGATTCTTCTGGTTTTATAGTTTTTTCTATAATCACACCTGAAACATCTTCAACTACTTCTTCTTTAGTTCCAGTTCCATTCCAGTTATAACTAGAATCAAAAAATTCATCTTTCTTTTTTGGTACAGTTTTTACGTCTATCTTTGGTGGTTCAGAAATAATATCTTTAACAGTACTTAACCCAGATGCTATTTCCATACCAGTACAACCTGATAGAATCAAAAAACTACATAATATAATAAATTTCATTTAAAGTTTTACTTTGCCTTCGGCTATAAGTCTCTCTCTATTTTTCATATGAAGTTCTTGTATTTCTTCTTTGCTTCCGCCGAAGTAAGGAACACAATAACCTTCTTCAATCATAATTTCGGTAACTAATCTAGGCTCTTCTAATGATCCACCTTTTGCATAGAAGTCACCAAGTATTCTTCCAAACTTTCCTTTTTTATCATCGCCATCCTTATCTATTTGCGTTTTGAGAATAGCTGTTTTTCCAAGAAGTTCTTTGAGTCTATATTTCGCAGCCAACCCAAATACTTTTTCCGTTTCATCTCTCGTTCTCGATTCCGGTGTATCGATCCCCATGATGCGAACACGCTCATCAGTAAGAACAATATTAAAACCGAGATCGATATCAACATCAACTGTGTCTCCATCTACTACCCTGTTTATTTTACACTTATATTCATACATGTATTATATATCAAGGTTAATAGTTCCAAAAGTGTATCATTTATGACACAAAATATGACGAAAATAATACAGGTTAAGTCTTTGAATCGTATATATAATACCGTATATTATAAAAAAATAATATACATTTTTTAACAACATAGGAAATAATATGTTTAAAAAATCAATTGCTGCTGTTGCAGCTCTTGGAGTTTCTGCTTTATCATTTGCAGATATTTCAATTACAGGTGCGTATGAAGGTGAATTTTCTAATGGAGGTTCAGGTGCGTACGAATATACACAAGACCTAGATTTAGTCGTAAGAGGCAGACAAGGTGAATCAACAGTTACAGTAACTCTTGAAGATCTTGGTGCAGACGCTAACAACACTGCAGTATCAACAAATCAAGTTTGGATTGATACTAAATTAGCTGGCTTAGATGTTATGGCTGGTAAGAAAAAAGGTCAAAATGGTAACGGTTTATTACAAAAAGCTTCAGCAGCTTCACAAAAGTTTTCTGTTTCAACTAACGTTGGTCCAGCTGGTGTGAAAGCAATTCAAGCTTCTGGCGATGGTAACGCTAAATTAGATGCTTCTTTCGATTTAGCTGGTGTTGCAGTAAAAGCTCAGAATGTAACTAACGATGCAAGATTTATTTCATTAGGTTATTCAATAAATGGTATTGATGTAGCTTATGAAACTAATGAAGCTTCTGTTGGTAAAACTAATACAGCTTATTCAGTTGGTGGTAAAGTTGGTCCTGTTGGAGTAACTTACGTAAACATCGATATCGAAGATGCAGCTGGTGTAACTCAAGATGATGGTATCCTAGGTGATATTTCTGAT